GCTTGCTGCTTTAATGCTTCAGCTTGCTGGCGTTCAGCGGCTCGACGTGCTTTGTTTGCTTCGACTCCTTGATAGATGGTCGAGCCAGCAACTGCCAAAGCTAACCAAGGTATAGCCATGATTACCCCCTATTTACAGAATTACGTTGATTCTATTGGGTTTTCAAAAGGTTGCAACCATAAAGCTATATTGCAGATATACCTTATGCAAAAATATCGAAGTCCATCTTCGCCACCGTCAGGCCGGGTGCCTTGCCGCCCAGGCTGTGGACTCTTGTCATGCGGTTATATTCGCCGCCACCGAGCATCAGATACCCGAATGAGTCGCCAATGTGCGAGTGCTCGTTCTTGTTGGGCGCATCTCGGAACCGCTCCTGCCCTGCGCCGACTGCCACGCGCTTGAAGTGGTAGCCACCGGCCAGAGACTTCCTCAGTAGCTTGCAGTTGCGGTTGACGATCAGCCCTGGCTTGCCGTCGATTAGGCGCTGCATGGGCGCTGCGGATGCTTCTCGGCGTACCTTAAAGTCGTTGCTGGCAGTGGGTTGAGCCTTCAGTCCCAGTGTGCGCAGGAAGTCAAAGGCTGTCACCTCATAGATGGCATCACGCGCCATACCGGCAGGGTCGCCCCAAATCATGACCTGGTGCTGCGGGTAACGCGCATTGAGTTCTGCCAGCAGTTGCATGCCGAATCGCTCGAGCCCCATGTCAAATGTCACGATTTCATGGTGGATCACCCAGCGGCCATTGGGTAAACGCTGGCCAATGGTGGCAGCTGGGGTCAATCCGAAGTCGAGTCCGACCTGAATTGGTACATCAAGCGACAGATCGGTTTCACCCGACATGGTGGAATCGTCATATTCAGGCCAGACGGGTCGGCCTTCTTGGACGTAGGTGTACAGACCGCCTGCGTAGCACTTGATCCAATCCAAGTTCTTACCCAGCAGCATCTGCTGGTAGTAGCCGCCGGGCAGGTTGTTGACATTCTCGGCCTTGGGGTTGACCTTCCACCACTTGCCAGCGGCAAATATGTGGTCGTTAGCCTCGGGATTGTCTGGCAGTTGGTCAGGATCGACCTCGATCACGCCACCAGGCTGCTGCCAAAACCTCCAAGCGTACTGGCCGGTCATCTTTTCCTTGACCGCCATCTTATGCCACCAGTGATCATCGTCTGTTGGGTTGGTATCCATCCAGATACCGTGCCATGTGGCACCGCCATCGCGCTTGGTTGGGTAGCGTCCGACCCGGTGGGTCAGGCCATCGATTACCGCCTTGGGCAGTTCTCGCGCTTCGTTGACCCACGCGCCAGTGAGCTCAAGCGACAGCAGCTTTCTAACGTCCTTGGGCTGGTCGAGCGCCAAGAAAATGACTTCCATATCAATGCCTGCGGCCTCACCGCGGGCTGGTAGCCGGATATGGTGGGTGATTGGTGGGGTGTGCATCATCGGCCCGAAGGTAGATTCGGGGAACAGGTCGAGCCAGGTCTTGATGGTGGTGGTTTTCAGCATGGGGTAGCTGTTTCGCACCACCGCCCAGCGCGAATATCGGATGTTATCAATCGGGCTTGGCTTCTGTTGAATCGCCTTCTTGAAGATCTTTGCCGCGCAACCGTAGCTCTTGCCGGAGCCCACCGGCCCCATCACGCCCTGGACGAAGGCGTTGCTCTGGAAGAAGTCGTAGATCACCGGGCTCTCGCTGAAGTCGAACCTCAGACCCTCGCTCGACACCGTCTTGCTGGACTGCTCTTTCGTTTTTGACACGTTTCCTCCAAAGACTCATTATTGGCCAGACGTTGGCGCGACCACGTTGACATCAATCACGCTAGGCTTGTCGTTCTCGTCCGGGTTGTCCAGCAGGCCAGAAGCCTTGGCCAGCAACCGCAAGACACCGACCTTATCGTACAGCTCGATGTCCAAGAAACTGTTGCCTTCCTTGTCAGTTCTGACCGATACCTTCTTGATTGCCTGCAAGGCGTGTTCAGGGATCTGGTGCGCAGCCTTGACCTTGACCTGGCCGTCCTCATCCCAGGTCATGATGTCCGTGATCTTGGTGTTGGCCATGCACAGCAGGGCATAGGACACCGCTTCTCGGTTCTGGATCAGGGTGTTTGAGCGCTCCAACCGGCGCTGGATCGAGCGAGTACCACCCCAGTTGGTCAGGGGCGGTACTACGTTGGATTGTTTCTTAACCAATCAGTTTCTCCAGTGTCAGTGGCACGCACTTTGCCCCACCTTTTACCGTGCCGTTTAAGGGTGGATCTAGCAGGTGGATGTACAAAGATTCAAGTTTGTCCAACAAATCTTCATCACAAAGGATGTAGGCGTAAGCGTCAAACTTTTTGTTCTGATGCTCGGCCATTCGTTGGAACACGTTGCGAGATTGGCCAACATAAACAACCTTGCCTTTGAATATTAAAAAATAAACGCCAGCAAAAGATGCCCAAGGTTGCGCATTTGAAACAATATCCTCCTCCCGGTACAGCGCCCCAAGACCCAGATTAGATGACAGCTTGGAAAGTTTCATTGCCTTATTCAGCCGGTCAAGCTGCTCTGACAAAAGGCCAACCTTGTGCTTCAACTCAAACGCCAACCGCTTGCTTTGCTCTTCAAAACAGAGTCGTTTGGCAGCATTCAACCGGCGCGTTTCCGCTCCCTTGGCCGCCATCTCCCTGCGCCTCTCCGACGATATGTTGTTCAGGTGGCTAACCATCAGAAGGGTATCTCTTCGTCAGCCTGCGGCTGGTAGCCATTGCCCTTGGCCTGGTTGTGCGAAGACAGCGGTGGCGCACCAATCGACTTCACCTTGCCGATCTTGATCTTGAAATACTGCTCACCCGCCTTAGTCGTCGCAGGATTCAAGTCAAGGTAATGCACCGTACCATCCGGCAACATTACGTCACCACGGTAGGCAGCGTGCCAATCCTCTTTCTTTTCCTTGTTGATAAACGCACTGCCAAAGTTCGGCTTATGTTCCCATCCCATGTTGTTAATCTCCTAAGTTGTTGCAAAAAACCCACCAGACAAAAAAGTGGGGAAAAATTGTGGGGAACCCCCGCTAGCGCTCATGACGGGGGAGGGGGCAAGGGGTGCCTTTTTGACAACGTACCATGCCAGATCGATAACGCAATCGATCCTGCAGCCAGGTTGTGCTGGCATCGCTTCAATGCAGACACGTCGTAACCCCCCCTACCTTCTGGACACGTCAAAACACCATACGTTCGTTTGGTCTTTGGACACTTTGGATTACAGCCCCGTAGAGCCGTTTTCCATGCGCACCCATGTCTGCCTATTACCTGCACCCTGATCGCGCCTTGTAGGTACCTTAGATCGCGTTTAAATGCCATGCCGTGCTGTGAGTTCATCCGATTGAAGCATGATCAGGTCGTTAGCCAGCATCGCGCCATCGGTTGGCAAGGGTAAGCCTTCAGCTGCATAGCGATCTGACAACTTATCCATCAGTGTTTCCAGTTCTGCAACTGTTGTTTCATTTGCAATGTGTTGAATTGATTCTTGGTTGCTTAAAACATTAAAACCTTTATTTAAAAATAACCTTAATACTTTATCTATACCTATGTTTTCTTGTGTTCGCGCAACCTCTGGATGTAGCCGATCATGTTGCCTATGAGCGGAGTTATCCACAGGTCTAGGTTGCCTATGTGTAGCCTCTTCATTGGCAACCTCTGAAGGTAGCGTATCGGATGCTTTTGCTTTCTTCTTTGCTATCTGTTCTTTCATCTTGGCAACCGTGACTGTGTCTCCTGACTTTGGCATTTGATACTCCTTGGCTGGTTGTTGAACTGGCTTAATTACTCCGTTGATCATGTCGTGGATGCGCTTCAATCCTTCTGGATCTGGTGTCATGTCCTGCATCTGTTTCTCCTTCATTAGCGGTGTCCTGGTGTCTTCAATGCGGCTGGTGACTGCCACAGCTGTCTCGGCATCGATGCTCTTATCGAAGATCAGCCGGATGCTGTTTGACCTCTCGCCTCGCCAGCCCTTGCTGATGACTTCCAGGTAACCAGCCTTGACCAGCTTGCCGACCTGCCTAGTGATTGCCTGCCTGCTGACTCCCAGGTCTTGAGCTAGCCTGGCTTGCCCGACCCAGGTGATCCCAGCTCGGTTGCAATAGCTGGCTACCAGCAACAGCGTGCGCAACATGCCCTCGGTCAATGTCTTATCTGTGGCTGCTCGGATCGGGATGACCGCCAGCTTGCGCTGGTCTGGCATCGGCTCCTTCTCGCGGATCTTAGGCTTCTTCGGAAGCGCGAACGGCACCACGTTGTCAGGCATCGGGCTCAATCCTCATCCCCTGCAATCAGCGCAACCCAAATGACCATGCCAGCCAATCCAATCAAGCCGCCAATCGTCATCAGCACCACGCCTATCAGTGCGAGCAACATCACGGCCACCGCAGCTGACCTGCCAGCTTCCTGACATGCGCCTGTGGCGTTATCTGGCCGCTGTGGTTGCGATACGGGCTCTCTGAGCGCTTTTCCACACACGGCTTACAAATCCACCTCGCCGTGTTCTTCCCGCGCCTGTAGATCCCGCCATCAAGATCCCTGGTGCATTGGCAGCTGGTGCAGAACTTGGTATTCATATCAGCCCCTTGATCCGCTTAATCTCCCAGCCTGTTGCGTCGTGGATCTTAATGATCCGCTCCGCTGTGACACCCATCTTGCCGTTTCTTATCTTGCTGACATACGCCTGCGGCCAACCCAGCTTGACAGCCAAGTGAGCATCGTTGCGAGCTCGGAGCTCAGTAATCAGTGTGTCCAGCAGCCGGTGGTCATTTCTTGGTTTTTGCATTCTTATATCTCCT